CCTCTCAGAGTGCCCAGTAGGTGGGGCGGTACAAGGTGACCGGGGTGAGGCCGCTGTGTGCGGCCTGGTAGCCGTTGACGCCACGGACCACGGTGAAGAGCTGCGTGGGTCCTGCCCCGGAGACGCCGGTCACGGTCATCACTTCGCCACCCACAAGCACATCGAAAGAACCATCCGCCGCGGTCCACCGGGGACCGCTGTAGAACAGGACGGGCATCGTCGCGGTGGTGGAGTTGATGGCTGACTGAACAACAGTCGTGTCGTTGGCCCATCGGTCATCGGCCGACCATGCCATCGTGTCGAACGGGGACGACGGCGAGCAGTTCAGCTCAATGGTCCACTCGAACGGCGTGATGGTCTCCTCGTACCCCTGGACGATCGCCCCGACCGGGAACGGCGGCAGCCACGCGGGGAGGTTGGTCACGGCGAGCTTGTCGCCGATGTCCAGGGAGAGGATCTGCCGCACGAGATCCTGGCGGGTCTGCCAGTAGGTGTCGTGGAGGTTGACTCCGATCGACGGCCAACGCGGCTCATCGACGGTGCCCATGTGCACCGCCCACCCGGCCTGCTGCCAGGTGTCGTCGTCGCGGGCGAGGCTCATCGTCACGCTCGCGTCGTAGACCCCGATGGTGGTGGTGCCGAGGGTGCCGGCGGTCTCGGTGACCCGGCTCGACCCGGCGTCCTCGCGCTTCAGGGTCACGTCGTTGCGGGTGCGCTGGTCGTCCTCGACGGGCTCGAACGGCCGCAGGAGGTTGTCGGTGTAGGCGATCGTCGCGGCGGGTGCCTGGCGGCACATCGACTCCAGGGTGCGGTACCACAGGCCGCTGCCGAACTTGGGTTCGTACAGCACGCCCCCGTCGGTCTGCTCGCAGTCGCGCAGGAGGTCCAGCACCGTGCCGGGCTTCTGGTATCCCATCTGCTGCGTGGAGAGGCCACCACCGATCACGTTGAGGCTTAGCCCGTTCTCGGTGGCGATGCGGCTCATGCGCGCGTCGGCGTCCTCGGTGATCCACGCCCGCATCTGCGAGGCGAGGTCGAACAGGGACGTGACGGCCTTCTCGACGGTCAGGTGCCCGAACACGAGGTCGCCGAGCGCGGCACCGTTCGGGTTCACGTAGACGTAGGTCGGTGCGCCGAGGGTTGCGACGCCTGTCACGACGTTGGCGAAGTGGCCGAAGGTCTGACCGAACTCCAACCGGGAGATCGTGGCCGAGACGTTGCCACCGGACTGCGACAGCTCCAGGGAGAGGCGTACGGTCTTGTCGTCCACGCCGAACGCGATGACCCCGGTAGTGCCCGAGAGCACATCATTGTTCGTGTAGCAGTTCAGGGTGAGGCCACCGCCGGTCGAATACACCACGTCGTAGTAGCCGAGGCTGCTGTTCGTCCCGACCCGGAGCAGGATCGCGCCGTTCGGTGTCGACGCGGGGATGCGAGTCACCCACCGGACCTGCTGTGCGGCGGTGATGGCACTGTTCGCCACGGTGCAGTAGACGCGCCCGGACCCGAGCATGGTCAGCGGGTCGGACGGCAGGAGGTCGGAGTACGCGCCGGACCGGATGGTGCCGATGACCCGGGCAGGCTGCGTCGGGGCGAGCGTGGCCACCCGGTCGGCGTTCACGCCGTCCTCGAACGGCCAGTACGACACGAGGTTCGCGCCGATCGAGGAGCACCCCCGGTAGAGCACGCTGCGGGTCGGGGTCGCGCCCTGGAGGATGCGCCGGGTGACTCCTGCGGCCTCCACGGTCACGCTCGCCTGGCGGCTCCCCTTCTTGCCCCACTTCTGCGGCCACTTGGCGATCTCGCCCTGGAATCGGTAGTGCTTCGCGGTGACAGCCGCCGACCCGAGAGGAGTCCAGGTGTTTGCCCCGTCCGTGATGGACGTGGTGCCCTCGGTTGCGCCCTCGAACACGGGGGAGGCGACGACGGTCCCGCCGATACCGTTGCGCACCTGGACGGCGAACACCTGCGCGCCGCCCAGCTCGGTCGACGTGATGGTGGTGAGCGGGTTCGTGGTGTCGGCGATGGCGACGACCCCGGCGACGGTCACCGGGTTGCCGAGCTGCGTCCACGTGCCCGAGAGGGCGTCGGCGTAGTAGAACGTGGCGGTGTGCCCGGCCGCGCCGTTGTCGACGTCGAGCGTGACCCGGACGGCGCGTCGTCCGACCTGGAACGGGAGCGGCTGCGTGCTCTTGAGGTTCTCGGTCGCGGGTGCCGTGGTGGTGAAGTGGCAGTAGAGGTATCCCGATCCGTCGATGTACATCCCGTAGGAACCGGCCTTGAGCAGGCCGACCCACGCCGTCGCGGTCGGCCTCCAGGTGTCGGGGTCCAGGTCGGCGCGCAGGTCGAAGTCACCGGCCAGGCTCAGGGCGGCCGTGTCGGGCGTGGAGAACGACTGCGACACCGACCCCTGGAACAGACGAGTGGTGCCCCACCGGACCCAGCACCGCACGCCAGTGTTCCGGCCGATCTTCCCGTACAGCGGGCTGCCAGGGTTACGCGGGGAGTACTTGCCCGCGCTGTTGCGGAGCTTCATCTTGAGCGACCCGGGCTCGACCTTCCCGGCCTCGTCCGACCGGCCGCGCGAGATGACCACGCCCTCCTGGTCGACGTCGGCGGAGATGTCCGTCCACACCCCGGCGAGGTTGAGCTCTACGCCGAGGGGGATCGGGGCGCGAGGGAACGTCAGGGGCATCACGCACCCGCCTTCACGGTGATGCCGTTCGCTCGGGCGTACTCCTGGAACCACGTGAAGAACATGCGGTCCAGGCCACCCGAGGGGCGGTTGCCCATGTCGATGACGACCCGCTGCGTCCCGGCCGTCCCGGACCCGCTCAGGGAGCCCGTGGAGACGTCGCCCGACAGGGAGCCGGTGAACTTGCCGAGGGAGTCGCGCACGCCGCTGTAGCGGCTCTCCAGGCCGTCCTGGAACCCACCGATGACCATCTCGCCTGCCCCGCGCAGGATCTTGCGGTCAACGGGCGCAGGACCCTTCCAGTCGGGCAGGAACGAGGTGAGCCGACCGAGGGTGTCTTTCACGGCCTGGAACTTGGCGGTGATGCCGTCGATGAACCCCTGTATCACCCGGTGCGCGGCGTCCTTGAGCCACGAGCCCGCACCGCCGAAGAACCCTGTGATCTTGTCCTTCATGCCGGTGAAGAACGCACCGATCTTCCCGACGATCCCGGAGACGAACCCGGGGATCGCGGACCATGCCGACTTCATGGTGTTCCACACGCCCTGAACGATCGCCCGGAACGTCGCGCTCTTGTTGTACGCGATGACCAGGATGGCGATCAGGGCGACGATGGCCGCGATGACCAGGAACACCGGGTTCGTGAGCATGGTGATGTTCAGGATGCGCTGCACGATCGTCAGGTTCTTGATCCACGCGATTCCCTTCTGGAACGTGGGGATCAGGAAGTTGGCGAAGGTCGACGCGGTGTCGGCGGCACCGGACCCGAGCAGCAGCAGGCCACCCACGGTGTCGCCCTTGGCGAGCGCGGCGAAACCCGCCATGGTGTCCTGCGCGCCGGTCAGGCCGTCGCGGAACCCCTGCGCCCTGGTCTCGGCGGTGTCGAACCCCTCGCGGGCCGCGTCGAGCCCGCCGCCGATGTCCCTGGAACCCTGCGACACTGACCCGCTGGCGCGCTTCATGTCGGCGTCCACGCCGTCGGCGAACTGCCGCATCGACTGCGACGCGGCAGAGCTGTCCGCGAGGACGCTGATCCGGATCGGGCCAGCCATGGTCGTTACCTCCGTCGGGCCGCGTCGGCGAGTGCCTGCCGCTCGCCCAGGGTCAGACCCCGGTACTGATCGGGGGTCAGGAACATGCCGATGCCGGTCACGAACTCGCCGTACTCCCGATCGCGTTCGGCCTGCTCGGACTCGGTGAGCACCTCACTGCCGCCCATCTTGAACCGGGCTTCCAGCTCGGCGAGCCCGAGGTTCATCGCCTCCCGGAACGCCATCCCGTCGTCCATCTTCTCGACCTTGCGCAGGTGGACGAACAGCACGGCACGCGCGGCCGTGGTGTCCTCCATCCTGGCGAACCGCATCCCGAACTTGCCCGAGATGGCGATCTCGTCGAACCCATTGATGGTGCGGGTGACTTCCTCGAAGTCGATCAACTCCCGGACCTCGCCCGACTCCTGCTCGCTCATCTGTCCAACCCCACTCCGTTGATGAGCCGGTCTATCCCGGCTTCCAGTCGCTTCACGGCTTCCGGTGCCAGAGCCTCATCGGCCTTCTGCATGAAGAACCGACCCTTGATGCCCCGGCCCGGCCATCCGTAGTTGATCGCGCCCGCGTAGGGCACCTTGGCCTTGCCTGCCGTCACCACGGCCTTGCCCTTGGCGCGGTTGCCCCGGACGGTGGCGGCCAGCCTGCCGGACCGTCGCGGGGCGTACTGACCGGCGAGACGTGCTCCCTCAGCGGCGATGTCCGCCATGACGTCCTTGATGTCGTCCACCTCGACGCCGAGCCGCTGGAGGGCGCGCACGGTCTCGTTGAGCCCGGTCACCCGCACGCCCGCCATGGCTACACCGTCGCGACGGACACCAGGGCGGCCGTGACGGACGCCGTGACGCTGTACTGCACGGAGACCAGGCCGGTGGAGGGGTCGGCCAGGACGTTCGGCAGCGGGCCGATCATCCGGTCGCCCGTGGACGCGGGGACGGACACCGTGGGGTTCGTGGCGGCCGACCCGGCGGGGGTCTTGCCTGCGTCCACGAGGGTCACGGTGCACGCGCTCGCGTTGGCGTTCTTGACGTGCAGGAACTGCACCACGCCGTTCGCCTGCGCGATGGTGTCGGTCGCGTTCACGGCCGAGTAGGTCGGGGCGAGCCCGGTCTTGACGACCGACTGCGGGGTCAGGAGTGCCATCGGATCTCGTCCCTTCTCAGACGATGTTCAGGACGGGCTTGCCGGTGCAGATCCACTCGCACTCGATGGTCTGCTTGGCGTTCACCCTCGGGCTCGCCTCGCCACCCAGCAGGGTGCCGTCGGGCTCGCGGACGTTCGCGGTGCCGGTGACCTTCGGGGTCGTCGCCGAGGGCACGGTGCCGCCGTTCGGCCACAGCTCGAACGCCACGTCGGTGCCGACGTTGGCCCACGCGAAGTACCACAGGGACGACGCGGCGGTGTCCTGCTTGAGGACGATGTGGAGCTTGTACTCCCGGGCACCACCGGCGAGGGCGTCGGCGAAGGACACGAAGTCGGTGTCCATCTCACCGGCCACGATCTCGGCCGTGGAGACGGATGCACTGAAGTCGGTACCACCGACCTTGAGAATGAGCTTGCGAGTACCGATGTCAGGCACCGGGCACCTCCATGGAGAACGTGACGGACATGGCTGGAACCGGGGTCTGCGTGTTCGTGACCACGGCAGTTGTGGGCACCACCTGGACGTCCCCGCACGCGGGGAGGTTGCCGGTGGTCAGGGCGTCGATGACGAGGGGCGCGAGGGACTCGAACAGACCCATCGCCACCACCTCGTCCTGCCCCAGGACGATGACCACCTCGAACTCGACGTGGTACGTGCGCAGGTACTCGGACGGGCTGATGCGGTTCGCGGTCACCCATCCGTCGCCGTTCTTCACGGTCTTGGGTGGGTCGGCCTTGATGCGCAGGGTCGCGACGGACGCCGAGAGGGTGTCGGCGATGCACGTCCGAAGGGATGCGATGCTCACGGCTACCCCACCCGCCTACGCCGGTAGGGACCTTCGAGCCGCTGAATCTCGGGGTCCGACAGGGGCACCCTCGTGGAGGACACGCCACCGTCGAACGCGGTGTAGGTGGTGACGGGGACGGCGCGAGCGGCCAGGTTCCGGGCGCAGCGTCGGAGCAGCGCCTCGCGCAGGTCGGCGGTGAACTCGGCCCGGATGCGGCACACGGCGCGCTGCGCGGCGGTCTCGGCGGCCATGACGTTCGTCAGGTCGGCGGTGGTCCACCTGGTCGCGTCGTCACCCAGGTACGCCTGGAGGTCGGCGAGCGCCGGCATCCCTGCCGCCGTGGTGGTGGCGACGACGAACGCCTCGTAGGTGATGACCTCGGACGTCGCCCCTGCGACCGTGACGACGGCGACCCACCTGCCAACCGTCGCCACGGTCTGCTCTGCAAGGTACCCGCCGACGGCAAGGGTGGTGAAGGTCGGGACGACGGTCCCACCTGCCGGGTTCGTGACCACGGCCGACACGGTGACGGACACCGGGCGGTCGTAGAGGTCAGTCGCGGCCACGCCGATGCGCCAGACGCCACCCTGCGGGATGGTCTGGTCAGCCGGTGTGGTTGCGAGCGCGGGCATCGGTTCCTCAGCTCTTGGCGGGCTTGGCGGTCTTGGGGGCAGGCTCGGGCTCGGGCTCGGGCTTGAGCACCCACCCGCGACCCTCGATCAGGACGTACCCACCGGCCTCGGCGAGCACCTTCCCTGTGTCCTCCATGCTGCGTTCCTTCCTCGTGGTGTCGGACCCGAGCACCGGGCGGGCGGGGAGTCGGGGGTCCGCCCGCCCGGTGCGTTCGGGGTCAGCTCACGGTCATCCGGATGCCGGAGAACCCGGAGCCGCGCAGGACGGCCGACGCGAAGTAGCCGAACAGGGCGAGGTCGATGTTCGCCGGACCCGCCACCTCCTCGTAGCGGAACATGAGGAGGTTCGACTCCCACGCCCACACATCCTGCGAGTTCCACATGATGGTGTCGGCGTCGGCGGCCGTGTTGCCGGTCATGCTCCAGGCCGGGACGCCGGGCAGGCCGTCGATGTCGAACGCGCCGTCCAGCACCGACACCTGGCCGCTCGCGTTCATCGGCTGGAGGCGGGGCAGGAGCGGACGGCCGGTCGTGTCGGCAGCGGCGGCCAGAGCCTTCGCGGCCTCGCTCGACAGCACGAGGCGGTCGGGCTTGGCGAACCGGCGGAACGGATACTCCACGATCTGCTGCCGGATGGCGTTGACCAGGAGCACACCCTCGTCGGCGTTGGAGCCGACCGTGCCGCCGACACCGATCGCGACGACGGCCGCACCCGACGGGACGAAGCCCGCCGTGATGGTGCCACCGACGCCGTTCGCGCCGTTGAGCAGGGTGTAGACCTTGCCCTCGGTCTGCTGCGAGTACGACTCCTTGAGCGCGTTCAGCGCGATGGCGTCGATGGCGGGGTTGCTCGCGTCCACGATCTCGCGGGTGATCCGGAACCGGCCCGAGATCGCCTGCGGGGTCACCGTGACCGAGGTGCCCAGGGCGAGCGTGCCGTCGGTCGGGTTGGTGCCTTCCACGTGGTCGGCGGTCGCGCCGGTCGCGGACCCGAACCTCGGGATCGTGAACGGCGTCGCGTCGGTCAGGGTGCCCTTGGTCACGAGGTCGAGCAGCGGACGCCCCTGGAAGAGCTGCGGGACGTAGTACTCCGGCTTGTAGCCGGGCGGGATGACGTTCGCGCCGGTGGTCCTGTTCACGGTGGCGAACTGCGCCACGGTGTCGCGCTGCTGCGCCTGGAACTTGCGCAGACGGGCGCGCGCCTCGTCGGAGTCGCCCATCTCCTCGTTCCGGGCGGTGAAGATGTCCCGCACCATCGACGGGCCGTGACCGGCCTCGAAGGTGTAGACGGCGGGCTCCTTGACGGAGAACCCGACGGCGTGACCGGCCGGGACAACCTCGCGACCCTGCGGTGCGCTCAGCTTGGCGACGGCCTCGGTGACGATCTTCTCGACGGCCGCCGTGAACGCGGCGGTGTCAGGGGCGGTCGCGGTGGTCCCGCCCTCGGTGGACTTCTCGTCCATGGTGGTCTTTCCTTCCTCGGTGCGGGTGAGCGCGACGTCCGACAGCCGGGCGTCGTCGAATGCGGGTTCGGCCGTCAGGGTGGCTCGGATGAGCCGGGCCGACGTGACGAGGGTTCCGCCCTCGTCGTTGGGGTCCTGCACGGCGTCCTGGATCTGCACGACGGCCGACAGACCGTCGAGCGCGCCGTCAGCGGCCAGGGCGAGTGCCTCGTCACCGGCCGGGGTCTTGGCGACCTTGAACGCGGCACTGACCCCGTTCTCGGATGCCGTGACCTTCGTGGCCGACCCGAGCAGTTGCCCGAGGTCGTGCTCACGGTCCAGCTTGATGCGGCTCACGGCCGCCTTCTGCCAGTCCACGGACCCGGCGGCGAACCGGATGCGGCGGCCGTCAGACGTCTGCACCCCGAACGGGAGCAGCATCCCGGAGACGGTGCGTGCGGCAGGGTCGGCCTTGAACTGCTCGCCCTCGTCCATCGGCGCGAACGCCAGGGTGACGGTCTCGCCCTTCGCGGAGAACGTCTCCACGGGGCGGTCTGCGGTCTGCTGCACGGTCCCTCCAGCGGGTGCGGGCGCAGGTGCCGGTGCGGCGTCCCTCGCCGGTAGTGCGGGCTTGTCCTCCAGGGCGCGAACCTCGGAGTCGTCCAGCGCGCCGACGCGGAGACCCACCTCGTAGGCCGCGTAGCGCGACGCGGTGTCGGTGCGCAGGAACGCATCCCACGCCGTCCGGGCGTAGTACCCGCGAGGGGTCACGTCGCCCATGGAGAGACGCTCCTCGACGGCGGTCGAGTAGTGGTTGAGGGTCTGCGCCCTGAACTTCTGCTGGTCGGTCTCCAGGTTCGAGTACGACCGGGACGTGGTGGAGACACCCAGCTCCTCGGGGTCGACCCCGGACAGGCGAGCGATCTCCAGGACGGCGTGCTGACGCGCGTCGGCGAGCTGGAGTTGCTCGGGCGACCACTGCACCGTCCGGTAGTCCAGCCCGGCCGGGACGTAGGCCGTGGTGCGCCGCTTCCGGCTCGCGTCCCACCCGGAGAGCAGTTCCTCCATGTCCTCGTCGGACGCGGGGTCCACGCCGTCCGTCGGGGCGAAGTACCCGGACGGCATCGGCTCGTTCGCGTACCGGGCAGCGGCCTGATCGAGCAGGAGGCACGTCCGGATCGCCCTCGCGCCCACGGTCAGCAGGCCGGGGTGCGGGGAGTCGAACCGGATCAGCTCGGCGTCCGGCACCGGCTTCCCGTCGATCAGCACCGTGCCGTTCGGCTGGACGGCCACCCGGTCAGGGGCGACCCGCCCGACGGTCTCGGGGTACCCGGTCCATGCGAACTTGCGGACCCTCCACCACGAGATCCCATCGAGGAGCAGATCCTCGTACAGGGCGGTCATCGTGACCGAGCGCGGGATGCCGATCTCGGGCTGGTCGAACAGCAGGGACGGCACCACGGCCTTGTCGGGCTGGTGCAGGTGCAGGGGGAGCGCGCCGAGGGAACCCGCGATGAGGTTCCGGGCGCGCAGGACGGCCGGGACGCTCAGGGCGTCCGACCGCGACACCTTCGTGCCACCCAGTGCGGTCGTCCACTGCCCACTGATCTCGGGCGGGACGCTCACAGCGAACGACCGGCGGGACGTCTCACCCCGGTCCTGGTCGACGGCAAGGGCAGCCTGAATCGCTGGACGACTCCAAGGCCAGATACCCACAGGGGGTATGGTACCCGTCGATCATCCGGGCGCGACGATCAGCCTCGGACGTCCGCGTGGCTTGCTCGACCGGGCAAGGTGCACGGCACCCGCGACGGCGTACACCGCATCGCACGTACCCGACCCGCGACGGGAGAACACCCACCGATCGCCCGTCCGGAGCGCGCTCACGCCGTCCACCTGCGAGTCGAGCAGCGGGTCACCGGGGTGCAGCACCTCACCGGCCTTCACGAGGTCGGCGAACCCCATGCACGCGGCCGAGGTGTCGCCCTTGATCTCCTCGACCCGGACACCCTTCGGCGGCCACCCGATCGCGGACTGCCGCGAGCGCAGGTCGGCGGCGAGCGCGGCGGCCGGACCACCGGGGAACCACCCGAACACCTGCGGGCGGACGGCCGCCACGAGGTTCGGCAGCTCGCGTCGGGCAAGGGCAGTCGCATCGGCACCGTCCCATGCCTTCACGATCTCGATCCGGTACGCATCGCCCGTGGAAGCGGCCACGGCGAGGGTCGCGTGCGTCCCGTCCGGGCTCACGTCGAACACGCACGCCAGGCGGTCGCGCAGGTCGTCCATCGGGGCGGGCTGCTTGCCCGCACTCCACGCGGTGAGGTCGATCGCGCTCGCGAGGGTCGCGACCTTCTCACAGCGGACCTCGGTGCGGAAACCGGCCTCGGCCTCCAGGTCGCCGGACGCCATGATGCGGCGGGCCGTCCCGAGCAGGGTGTCCCAGTCGATGCGCCGGCCGACGTTCGGGTTCGCCTGCGCGAGTCCCTCCACGTCGTCCAGCGGCTTCCCCGGCAGCGCGCTGTACTCGAACAGGCCGGTTCGCTCGTCACCCTCGCCCGTGTCCAGGAACGACAGGGCACCGTCGCGCAGGGAGTCCAGGACGACGGATCGGTGGTCGCCCTGGTTGGAGATGCACCACACCTGCGCGTTCGGGCGGGCGTTCGTCGCGGGGACGGCCGCGTTCCAGGCGTCCCACGTCCGCTGCTCGCGCAGCTCGTCCTGCACCAAGCGGTCGATGGACAGGGACCGTCCACCACGGGCGTTGCTCGCGGCGATCTCGTACCGGCACCCCTCGGCCGTGGTGAGCCTCTGCTCGCCGTTGACGCGCCGCACGCCCTTCTGCCCCGGCAGCATCAGCCGGTGCAGGCTCAGGGTCTTGTCGGTGGCGAGTGCTACGGCCTTCTCCCACGGCTCCTGCGCGTACCTGATGTTCGTGCTGGTGCCCAGCACCAGCGGCCACCCCTCCACGAACAACCAGAACAGGGTGAGCACCGTCAATAGCCAACTCTTCCCGTTCTGCCTCCCGACGATCACCAGGAGCACCCGGAACCGGGGACGGCCGTCCGGGAGCATCTCCCCACCGTGGATCGCCACCCATCGCTCCCAGGGGTCCAGCGGCATCCGGAGGACCGTCTCGGCGAAGTCGGCGACCGCGAAGCCGTAGGACGTGGACGGCGTGAGCGCGCACCCGCACCCGCACGGACCGCGAGAGCCACGGATCAGGGGCGGGGTGAACAGCCGGGGCGTGGTCTTACCGAGAGGTAGCCCGTTCGGCCCGGAGCCGGGCGAGGTCGTCAAGGCCGGGAGTCCCACCGTCGGTGCCTCCCTTCGCCAGAGACGCGCGGGCGGCCGGGGTAAGCCCGAGGGCGGCCAGCACGGCGAGGTAGTGACTCCCGATCTTCACCAGCACCGCCGGGTCGCCGTCGATCTGCCCCGCGTACTCCAGGGCGAGACGCTTGGTCGCGTCGTCCACCGTCTCCAGGTCGAGCGCAGACAGGGCAGCGGCCAGTGCCTCGGTGTGCGTTGGCACTGCCTGGCGTCGGCGGGGCGGCATGGCGTTCCTCCTTGGTCACCGATGGTACGGGCATACCCCCGGGGGGTGTCAGGGGGAGAGAAATGGAGAG